CTTTGCAATCTGTCCACTGGTGACAAGCACGCTCCTGGTCTCCTTTGCGCTGATAGCCATCTTGCCCTCATTTACAAACTGTTTTGCCCTCTGCTCTGGCGAAGGACCTTCATCCTTTACGCCCTCATCATTATGAAGACTAAAATTCGGCATTGGAGTTCCTGAACCATTTGCAATGTCATTCATCAAGGCCCTCCTCTTCTCGGCCTGCTCGAGTAGTTTTGCTCTTTCTTCCTTAAGTTCAGCAATCTCTTTCTCGAGAGCGTCCACGTCTACATTCTCATTCTCAAGCTCTGTTCTGATCTGTGCCATTCTGGCTTCAATTTCCTTTAATCTCTCATTCATTATTCTTCATACCTCCAAATCGATTAATAGTTTTAAAATTTTGCGTTTCCGCTCTAACGACTCCCGTTTCTCAGCCTCGATCACTCCGTCGAGCCAAGAGCGAGCGGATATTTCAGTGTCGCCGTTCGAAGGGATGCTTACGGCAGACACGTCATACACCTTTTTTATTTTTGTAATGGTTCTCGTCCTGGTATCCTTGTTGTACTGATCTTCTGCGACAGTAAATGCCCAGGACATCTTTGTTACAAGCCCATTGTTTATCTCTTCATAGAGTTCCTTGGCTGCTTGTGACTTTGACAAATCGGCATAAATAAAGAGCCCTTTTTCATCAGGCTCTATTCCAAGTGTTCCATTTGACATTCTTGCTAATACTTTCCCCTGGTGGTCGTATTGCATTATCACATCCGACATGTCAGCACCGACCAGGGCATTTCGGTCAATCACTTCGTAATATCTGAGTCCTTCCCACTCGTAGAGCAGGTAAGGCTTATCAAATATTGTGGCGTATCCTTCTATGTAGTAATCGCTGTCAATTCTCTTCTGTGCTTCCGGCAGTGTCAGCGGTAGGATCACTGCCCTGTACTCCCGTTCCTTCGGTTTCAACGGCATTTGCATCACCTCCTGTTTCAATGCCTTGAGCTTCTGCCAGGTATTTTGCCTCAGCATATTCCTTGCGTATGTAATATTTTTGCCCCTCGCCATTGGGCAGTGGAGCCATGTTGAATATCTCTCTTGCCGTGTCGGTATTGATAATTCCTCTGTCGAAAAGCTGAGTAACTACATTGAGTTTGCTCTGCGTGCTTGCGTATTGCAGTCGGTTTGCAGTGAAAACAATCTGGTTGCCAAACGCAATTTCACGCTCTGTAAACGTCATGTTAGTCATGACAAGGCTCAATTGGATTGCAAATGGCTCAATCTTGCCCTCGTAAAACGCATTCCATTCATCCTCGTTGAAGTTGTTTTGCAAAATTTTCTCATTGACACCAAAATAGCTGAATACGTTGTTCTTGATATGCTCAACTTGGGCGGCATCAATAATAAATGGCTTGCTTATAAGCTGCTTGACATCCGCATATTTGTTGTCCACTATTAGCACACCTGAATTGTTCTCGGCGGCAAGATTCTCCTCAGTAAATCGTTTTCGTTCAGCTGCAATGTCCGAAGACTTGAATATGTTGCCAAGTTTAACAAGGAATCGAATTGTAGCAGACTGCTTGACTCCCTCGATAATGCCTTGGTTCTGCGTATGTATCAGCTGCATTGTCGGATGCAGGACGGTGTTTTTCTCCCCGAAAAAATCATGCTTGTAATGGAATTGTGTCAGAATGCCAACCCTGTCGAACTCAATTGCAGCTTTTTTCCCAGAACTGAAAGTGTATCTCAACCAAGGTTGCCCATTTACTTCCACCACTTCGCACATGCTGGGAAGAATGGGGAAATATCCTGTAATACTGCCATATTCATCCTCTACGGGCACAATAAATGCTGTATTCTGTACGCAAAGAATCGTCGCAAGGCGGTAAAGAAACTTGGTTGTGTCCATATATGGGTTTGCCTTGAATTGCAGCTTTTTAGCAAGCTCGCTGTATGCTCTCCCGCGGATTTCAGGCTTAAGTTTGCTGCACTGCGTTGCAAACGCATGTATGGCAGCCCTTGTTAGCTCCATCTCATATACTCCACCGTCGTATGCGGTAAATACAGGAGAGTAGCCAGAAAGCATCTGAAAGTATTCTCTTACCTGGTTCATGCTCGGTTTTTTAAATATTTTGTCAAATAGACCCATTTTGTTAATCACCTGCCTCTTATATGATGTTGAGGTAGTCTGCCATATGCTCGTACAAGCCCACGTATGCATCCAGGAGCGACACAAGACCGTCAATCCTCTTCCTGGTGCTCGTGCCTTTGACAGGCCTCATCATATCGTTCTCGTCACGTTTAACTGTGACGTTGGTCATACACCATTTCAATATGGGATTATTGTTGTAATTTACATTTTTGGCCCTTAGGTCAGCCTCCAAGTTTCTCATTGGCTGATTAAATGTCAGTGCACCCTGGGCACACTTGACCATTTCAAATCCGTAACTTTCCATCTCTTTTACCCAATATCCCGCAAGTGCTCGGTCGTAGTAGATCCATAATGGCCTTATGTCATACTCCGTGAGCATCTTCAAGAACCATTGGGTTACGTCGGAGTAGTTAACCCTGTAGCCCTCGCACGCCGTCAAAAGGCCTCTGTCCCGCCACTTGTCGTAGGGGATTTTATCCTCAATTACCCTTTGCTCAAGCAGTTCGCCAGGGAGAAAATACTGCTGTATGACATACTTCTTTCCGCTGCCAGGCTGCATGACAAGCAATGTAGCGCAGGTCAGGTCAGTCGTGGATGACAAGTCGCATCCTCCGATTGCATACGAGTCTCTCAGGTCGTTTATGTCATATGTCTCAGTATTGTTTATTACCTCGTATGGCAACCAGTCTCCAGCTCCGGCATCAACAAGGTTGAAGTCTTTTGTTAGGAGATTCGGTACGTCTGACGGTACCAGTTTTGCTTTTTCGACCTTCTCTGCAAGTGCGCTCTCTTTCTTGATGGTGCCAAGACCAGGGTTTGGCTTAACCCAGCATTTCGGATCCGTCCATTCGTCCCTGCTGTCCAATTCATAAATTACTGGCAAGAATGTTTCATCCTCGAAACCCTCTATGCCGTCAAGCAACTTGCTTGCATAGTCATACATCTCATCGTATACACACTCACGAACAAATCCCGCAGTGGTCGTAACGAAAATCATGGGCTGCTCTCTAGCTGATGTTGCGTCAAAGATGACATCATACAGGTTTTTATCCTTCCAGGCATGTAATTCATCCAGGCAAGCTCCATGGACGTTGAGTCCATCAAGTGAGTTGCTGTCAGACCCCAATGGCTTGAAGCTCGAATCTTCGTACCTGCCAAGCCCGTTGAGTGCTTTGACTAGCGTCTTGATTCGCTTTTTAAGCGCAGGCGACTTGTTCACCATGCGCTTTGCGTCATTCCAGATTATCTTTGCCTGTTCTTCTTTTGTGGCAACTGCATACACTTCCGCTCCTGGTTCGCCGTCGGCCACCATTAGGTAGAGCCCTACTCCTGCGGATAATGTTGATTTACCGTTCTTCCTTGCAATACTCAGGAATACAACCTTGTATTTTCTCTTGCGTGTATGCTTATCAATAAATCCAAATGCAGCTGCCAGCAGGGCTTTCTGCCACAGCTCAAGCCGTATCGGCTTGCCCCCCCACTTGCCTTTTGAATGCTTGCAGTATTTTTCAACAAAATCAATGATATGCCATGCTCGTGCATCATCATAAATCCAGGGGTCACGTGGATTGACAATGTCGTTTGAGAGTTTCTTGTAAAGCTTGTATATTTTCTGCGGAACAATGATTTCTTGCCGCTCCATCTGCCCCCAGTATTCCAGGATAGGGTTACCTCTGTTCAACGAAGTCGTCAAAGCCGTCGTTTTCACAATCTTCACCGGCCTTTTCCTTCTGCTTTGGTAGCAAGCAGGTCAGCTGTTTGATTATTGTCTGGTAATTTTTATTCATCTGGTTGTACAAGCGGGCTACGGGACGCTCCCTTTCGTATGGGTCCACTTTTTCCGATTGCGTAAACAACTCAACGTACCCATTTTCATCAATATCTTTTTCATAGTCCTCAAGAGTAACTCTCATGTAGGCAGCCCTGCGAATAAGTCCGTCAGCCAGTCCTTTCATTTCTGCTGGTATGTTCTTGAATTGTCTTCGAAGTCGTCTTTCCTCTTTGGAAATTCTCTTATCTTTTGACAAATCGTCATTTGTACCCATATTTTCACCTGCCTTTCTTGGGTAGGGGGGTCATGCGCGTGCCCTGTGCGTTACTCGGAGGTTCGGGCTTCGGTTTCAGACACCCGTCAAATCAATTTTGAGAGGGGGGGGGAGTGTATATCAAGTCGCCATTCTCGTCAAAACTAAAGCCATCATCCTTGCAGAAGTGCTCCCGGTTATGACATGCCTCGCACAGGAGCTCAAGATTATCCCAGTTAAGCGAAATGTTGACGTCATTGATATTTTCAGGTGTCAGCCAGATTTTGTGATGCACCTCAAGTCCTGGCTCCTCCCTGCACCGCTCGCACATTCCACCGTCAATGCTTCTGCGTTTCGCTCTATATACTTTTCTGCAATCTCTCCATTGTTTTGAATTGTAAAACGGAATTGCAAACTCTCTTGCCATATCTCATCACCTCTACGGTGTTGCTTGCTTACCAGCCATACGGCTGGTATCCCTATTATCGCTATAGACCATGCGCCGCATTTATTGGCCTGCCTGCGGTCGGCAGTTGTGTTTAGCATCCAACATACATACAATATTTGCCCTTGTGGGCATGGTTGCTGAAAGAAAAAATGAAACAAGACCCAGTCAGCAAACTAGGTCTTGTCTAAAAGAAGGAACAATAAAAACATCAAGGAGGTTAAGTATGAACCAACAACACCACACCAAAGAACCCATCTATATAAAAAATTAAATTTGGGTTTTGAAGTTAATTCTACACAATACTATCTTACACCCCCGAAAATATAAGTAAAGTCTTAAAAAGTATTAAAAAGTACGAAAAAGTATTAAAAAGTATTATCTTTCACAATAGCCTTGCCAACTTGCATATTGCCATATTCTTGAGTGCCTTGCAGTGGCTCTCGCTGTAGTTAAGTTCCTCAGCCAGCTCTGCATAAGTCGCTGGCCTGCCCTCGCTCATGTACCTTCCCTGGATGATTCTTCGCTCGGCTCCCGTCAGCTGTAGCATTGCATTATCCACCTCGTGAATCCATGCCTCGAATGCTCCCACAACCTCTTCTTGCCTGGTAATTCTGCGATCATACAAGACTGTTGCCTTTTGGACCTTGGCATATGTCGGGTCAGACTGAGATTTCACAGGAGGCTTGTCCAGAATCGGAGAACTGATAGAAGCCATAAACTGTGTTTTTTCATTGATAAGTTCACTCAGTTTCTTCTGTTCTTCTTCAAGTGCAATTTTATAAGAACTGTACCTCATCAGTCTGTCAATTACTCTTTTTTCGTCCTTTCTGTTATGTTTCATTTCAAGCCTCCTGCATATTCTTTATCCTGCTTTGCAAACTTTTTCCTGTATTGCCTTCATTACTCTTTCCCCGTTGCAGTCGCATAATGCAGAAAACCACTCTGAACGGAAAAACTTTTCTAGCTCCTTCTTTTCTTGCAACAATGCCTTATCTTTTGGCTTTCGCTTGAGTTTGCGCAATGTTGACGTATAATCATCTACCGCCTGATGCACTATGGCTGCTCTCAGCCTGTTTAGTCCTTCCTCGTTAATCTCATTTCTATCAATTACTTGTTCTGCTTTCTCTATGTGTCTTGCCATTATTTATCCCTCCTGTCTTTTAAATTTGTTCTCCGATAATTTGGCCACCCCGTACTCACTCCAATTAAGTTTTTGCCCGCATCTACTACAATAGAGCGTCTCATGCTTTCCCCAAAAAGTTCTTCCACAAGGACATTTCCCGTAAACTTGCCCGTCTTTTAAAACTTCAACTCTTTTTGAAATTTCCTTTTCCATGCACATAAAGGCTATTTCAAACGCTCTCAACTCTCTATCTGAGCAACTATCAATATCCCCTCTGACGTCCTCTAATATCTCAATTGCTTGTTGTATGTCTTTCTTTGTCATTTTCCGTCCACCTCCTCTTGCACTTAAAACAAATCTGATTGCCTTCAACAACATAATCTCCACACATTACGCAACTATCTTCATTTTTTGCAACGTCAACTGTGTATGTGCCTTTGCCA